GCGCGTTGGTAGCGCCTACATCAATCAAGCCTCCGTCACCGACCTCGGCTTTGACTCGCTCGTCCACCTGTTCGACGACAACGAACGCCGCGCCATTGTCCTGCACCGCGTCTTTACCACCGCGCCAAACTTCATCGACCCGAACAGCGCCGAGACGGTTTACCGTGGCGTTGGTGCGCGTGATGTCTGTTGGTACATCTGGCTCCTGAAGCAGGAAGTCCTACAGAACGCCGCCGCCTATGTGGAGCGGTACGCCCTCGGCATCCGCGTTGGGTACTACCCAGCAGGGAACGATGCCGCCAAGAGCGAGATGATGACCATCTTGCAGAACTTGGTCAACGACAACTCGGTCGTCCTGCCCCGCATCAGTCCGACGGAGAGTATGTACGACATCGACATCAAGGACGCGAACGGTGGCCGCGCCCAGATCTTCATGGAGCTGGTGAACTGGCTTTCCGGCAAACTGAAGGAAGCGATCCTCGGTCAGTCGCTCTCTAGCGAGGCTGGCGGGACGGGTATGGGGTCAGGCGTTGCCGACCTCCACGCCGATACCCTTTCCCGCGTAATCCGCTATCACGCGGATTGTCTCGCGGAAAGCCTGACCACCGACCTCGTCCGCATCATTGCCGGGATGCTCGGAGCCTCCGAAGAGGATGCCCGCCGCATTCGGTTCGTCTTCGCCCCTGAGCGTCCAAACCCCAAGGAGCGGCTGGAAGCGATTCAGACGTTCATCCAAATGGGTGGCCGCGTCAGCGAGCGCGAAGTCCGCGACCTCCTCGGTCTGTCCGACCCGGAAGACGGGGAATCCGTCCTCGGCGGTCAAGCCGCAGGCAGCGCGGGCGCATCGTCTAACCCGCTCTCCGCCATGCTTGGGCAGGGCAACGAGAGCGAGGGCGACGAGCCAGCCCCTGAAGCACCGAAGGTAGCCGCCGTCCGCAAGCGCAAGCGATGAACAAAGCCGACCTCGACAAGCACCTCCGCAAGGTTCTGCGCCAGTCGCAGCAGGCGTACCGCAGGGCGGTCGCGGCTCAGATCCGGGGCGAAGATCCCCTCCCCGCGTGGGCGGAGTTCCACGAGGCAACGGCGGCGCTCCTGATGGCATCGTGGCTCTTCGGGGCGCGTGACACCGTGGACACCGCCAAGATCCCAGACGGCGCAATCGAAGGAATGCTCGACGATGGGGACGCGGTCAAGTTTGACCGGGATGTCCCGATTTCCCTTGAGGGCTTCGGTACGAAGTGGATGGCTCCGATCACGGGCTGGTTCAGGAAGCGCGTTCCGATCACCCGCGCCGACTGGGATTTACTCGTCAAGGCGGCCGCCGCCAGCGCCGGGGACGTGACCGATCACGAGCGCGAAAACGCCCTCCCCGACCTCCGCAAGCAGTCCCCAATCCTCGACTCCTTGTTACGCGGTGTTACACGAGGGCCGCAAGGGGCTATTTCCCGGGTGAAACGGATCGTCGATACCACCTTCTTTGTCACCGCCATGCCTGTCGCACAGGCGCGAATGGTGCAGGAATTGATCGCGCAGGTCATCGAGGAGCGCCCCACCAAGAGCGTGGTCGGCAAGCTCATCAAGACCATGAACCTTGGCGACTTCGTCACCACCGTCCAACTGATGACCGGGACAGGGCTAACGTCCTCCCGCCTTGAAACCGTCCTGCGGACGAACACGAACCGCGCCATGACCGAGGGCAGCGCCGAAGTCCTCCGCGACGAGCGGGTACAGGCGTTCGTCCCGCTGGTGCAATTCAGCGCCACCAAAGACAACCGGACGCGCCCAACACACCGCGCCTTTGACGGCTACGTCGGGACGATGGCAGACTTCGACCGCCTCGGAATCTCACCCCCATTGGGCTTCGCGTGTCGCTGCGCGATTATTCCCGTCCCCGCCGCCGAGGCCTTGCGCCAGCGTTGGACGCGCCCGAACGGGACGATAGACCCAGCCGCTATTGCCAAGCACAACGGGGCGCGTCAGCGCCTCGTGGACACGCGCCAAGTTCCTGACCCCGGTTTCGTAAACGCATAAATAAATCGCAATGGAGATCGCTACGATGCACGACATGAGCAACACACGCAAGGAAATCGCCGCCCGTCTTGGATTTGCTGCTGGCAACGGCGCAAAGGCGGCATTTGCCGCTACTCCTGCCCAACTTAAAGCATGGTCGCAATTCTTAAAAAAGGAAGCGCAGCTTTCCCAAAAAGTCCAAAAGATAAACGAGCGAAAAGATCCCGGCTCGTGGGACATTAACAGCGCCACACAGGTAAGAGTCTTCCAAGATTTAAGCGAGGCAGTCCAACGCGGCGACAAGATTTTGGTGCAAAAATTGCTAAAAAAAGCAAAAAGAGAAATCAGCGATGTGGTGTTTCGTGAAGGAGTTCCGCAGGAACTAATCGCATGGGCGAACAGCACCACCGCCTCCCGCCCCGGCGCGAAGTCCGAGTTTGTTTTAGGTGGCCCCGCCGCGTCTGAGATGGCAAGCACCAAGCGAACAATTGAAATGAGTATTCGTGACATTCGCGAGCATATTAAAGATATGCAGTTCAATATTGACACCGCAAAGGCAAATATCAGGAAACTGACCGCGGAAATAAACGGTACGCGTGACATTAAGAGGAAGGCAAGGGTAAGCCTGCTTCTTGATGAGCAAAACAAAGACATGAAGGACGCTGTTCAGTCGATAAAGAAATCTTTGCAAGCAATCAAAATGTATCAGGATGAAGCGAAGTCCTACGGGATAACCTTGCAAGCCTCCCGCCCCGGCGCGAAAGCAGCATTCGGACGCGCCGAGGATGTTTACCGCCTCCTTGAGACGACCCCCAGCAGTTACAACAACGCCAAGAAGCTTGACGCGCTCGCTACTGAGGCCATGCGTCTTGCCGACATTACGCCAGCAGGCAAAGACGTAAGCCTGCACGAACTAGCGGAGATGGTCGGACAAGACCTTGAAGGCGACCGCTCACGCGCCTCCCGCCCCGGCGCGAAGACCCGCATGACCCGCGACCAGACCGAGGAGCAGAAGGCAGGGCTGAAGATCATGTCCGCCGCTGACCCAGCCGTCGGCGCGAAGATCGCCAAGCTCATCAAAGAAGGCAAGCCACAAGACCAAGCGGTCGCAATCGCGCTCGACATGAAGCGCAGAGGAGAGATCTGATGCCACAAGCATTTCTATCAACTAGTGTTCCCGCCTATTCGTTGCTTGACTATGTAGCGGCAAGCGCGTCATATAACTCGGTTGCGCCCACCGCAACCAAGCCGACCACAGGAGTAATCTACGATTCTCCGAGCAGCTTGCCAAGCTTGCTTCGCGTCCTCCCTTTCAGCAGCGTAAACAACGCTACTGGGGTTGGTGTTCGTGTTGTTGGCTGGACGCAAGGGTCAATTCCAAGGCGGTATAGCAATCGTGTGCCATACTCGCAGCAGTTTGATAATGCAACGTGGACAAAATCCGCCGTCGCCGTATCTGCAAATACTGAAACAGCACCAGACAGTACGACTACGGCAGACGTGTTGCTTGAAACTACTGCAAATTCAAGTCACAACACATATTGGAATACTTCTGATAGTGGATGGGCAACCGGAACCTATGCATTTTCGGTACATCTTAAAGCCGGAAAAGGGCGCGATTTTGCCACCGTCACCCTTGGAAATAGCCCTTCCAATCAATACTACCGAGTGTGCTTCAATCTTTTGACTGGCGAGGTTACGCAAACAGACACTCAAACAGGTGGCGGAAGTGTCGGCTCGGTTGGTTACGCGGTAACCAATGCAGGAAATGGATGGTGGAGAGTTACCATCTATGGCAATGCCATGCAGTTCTATTTGATTGCCCCGAGCCGCTCAGGCTCACCGCCAACGGCTGGAGGTTGGGGCCAAGATAGTTATGCTGGGGATATCACAAAGGGTATCGTGGTGTGGGGCGCACAAGCCGAATTCGGAACTACAGCGTCTCCTTATGTAGAAACAGCTGCTCCTGCATCTGGCAACATTGCAAATGTGACGGCTATTGATTCGACCGTAGCGGCTACTCCGGTTTGGTTCTCAACGATCTTGGGCGATTTCACGCTGACGTATACGTCGGGAACCGTCCCTAGCATTGTTGTCAACAACAACTCAACCTACATCTTCAGCACGCTGACGCAGGTGGCAATTAGCCCAGACGCAAGCCTGTATCAACCCGCTAAGGTGACGGCCTCGGACTTGGGAACAACATCGGTTCTCATTGACCCTATTGGGAACCAGCTTGTGCAATTGCAGTTCAAGGCAAATAGTGGAAACATGGGCGCGTTTTGGTGTTCAATCTAATGAGGAATCGGCTTTCAAATGTCATTCGGAGATTCCGTAGACCCGGATTAACGGGTGGAGGATATTTCTATGACGTATACGCGCCTAACACCGTTGCTTTGACGGTTTCGGACTATCAGGCAATTCAGCAACGCACCGCGCAAACGCTTGAATTCCGACGCACCATTGTCGAAAACAACCGGATGCAATACGCGTCGCCGGGATCGCGTGTTTCGTTCCAGACCAACGCCGAAAGGCTACGGCTGAATCTGTACTGGAACGCTGAGGTTTACAACGTTATCAGCGGTAACGCCACATTTAATGGGGTGGGATCGGTTCTATCCAATGGAACCGAGATCGGTACATTTGATTGGTCGCAGCCACTTGTGAAGGGATATTCAACTCCGACCTATTCTCTTGCAACGGGAACTAAGACGGTCACGATTGTTTGGCCGTACAGCGCGGGACTTCAATTGCAATCGGTAGATTTGCAGCGCGGCGCAAGCCTAGTGGCGGCAACACGGCCAGCGAACAAGATTGGCATCTGTGGAGACAGCATTTCCCAAGGCTTTGAATCTAGCAAAATCACTACGACATGGGCTTATCTTCTCGGCAACACGCAGAGCAGACAGGTCATTAACTTGGCGAATGCGGGAGTGCCAGCAGACGCAAGCCATGCGACTGCGCTCACGGGAACAGGCTGCGACCGCGTGACCTATATGATCGGGTACAACGACTTTGCATCTCAAACGGCGCTAGTGACATTTCAAACCGCCGTTCAGGGCTGGATTACCAATGCGCGAGCGGCTTTGCCTTCTGCGCGGATATATGTGATCTCGACCATCTACTCGCCAAACACAAATACAATCACACTAGCGCAGTATCGAAGCGCCGTGCAAGCGGCTGAACTAGCGGCTGGTGACGCAAATACGTTCTACATTGATGGTTTGTCGATTATGACAAACAACACCAATCGACTAAGCGGAACGATTCATCCAAATGACCTTGGCGCGTCCGAAATTGCTACAAACTTGCAGCCATTAATTACATGAGCAGCATTGATCTTAAGCCAACCACCGAAATGGCATCCAATGCAGCCCGTGGCCTCGTCTGAAATCGCTAATAACCTTTCTTTGATTGTGTAACACCATGAGCAACGCAGGAAACGTACCCAACTTCACGGCTCAAAATACTCTCTTGCCATTTACCTGCGTCAAATCAGGTAGTGCCAACCCATTTACCGCAGGGGTCGCTAGCGCGGAAAGTGACATTGTCCTTGGCGTGACCGACGGCTC